CCTACTTTCATATATTAATTCTTTATAAATAAGTACTTTAAAATTAGGTAAAAATTATTATTAATAAAGATTTTATCGGTAATTTAATTGTCGTCCTAGTTGGATTTGAACCAACGACCTCATGCGTATCAGGCAAGCGCTCTAACCAACTGAGCTACAGGACGATAAAGTAGATTTTGCTATAATAAAGTAAGTAGGTTTATTGTAGCAAAAACGTGTTTATTGTGTACCTCCAGAGAGATTCGAACTCCCAACCTTTTCATTCGTAGTGAAATGCTCTCATCCGTTGAGCTATGAAGGTAAATGGGGTGACCTACCCAATTGGCCAACTACACTATTTTTTAAATTACCAATACGTCAAATAACAACAAAAAAAACCCTGAACTTTTTAGGTCCAGGGTTTAGGTTTTTCATTTTTTATGTTATTCTAATAATTAGTACAAAAGTAAGTAAAGTTCTGATAAAAACAAATATTTTTATTAATAAATATCGTCATCAGTATAGTCTTCATCTTCTGAATCATCAATACAATCATCGTAATGACCATCTTCAACGTCAGAAAGCATTGTTTCAATTTCGTATAATGTTGAGCTTATCTTACCGAATATGTTTTCGGTTAAATCATCTTTAAAATGATTTGGTAATATATTATCTAGTGTATTAACATTATCGTCTAGTATTTCAACTAGTTGTGATCTTAAGTCTTTTAAAAAATTAGATGCGTTGGTGTTCATTTTGACGTATTTTACAATAAATACGTTTAAATATGGATAAAGTACTATTAATTAATTTCTTGTGAGATTTTATCTTCAATTAATTGGTTTTTACCTTCACAAAATAAATCATATATTTCGATAGAGAATTTATCCTCTAAGAAGATAACATCTGTTTTACCCCCAAATAAAATACCAAGCTTATCACGGTAAGCTAATATTTTATCCTTATTAATATATCTTTTATTAAAACTCATTGTTATACATATAAGTTAGTTAGTTTGATAATTAAACTTTTTTTATACAGTCATCACATTTACAATCCTCATCGTTTTTGGTTATGCTTGTTATCTTATCAATAAGTTTCTTATCCTTTTCTGTATCTGTGAACCAATGATCTATTACTTTACCAAAGGCACCGATTAATGCACCTAACATTAATAATAAGATTTCTTTCCATTCACCTGATATTTCAGTGTCTGTATGCATTGCATGCCCTATTCCTACTATAACACCAAAGAATGAAAAAATAACAGTAGCTGTTATTACTACTTTACCTATCATCATCCTATTTAAGATACTTATAAACTCACTGTTCTTTATCATGATTTATTTAAACCAGTTTTTTGGATTAGCTTTCTTACCAGCTTTATTTAAAGCATCTGCTGCATCTTTTAATCTTAAAGCTTCTGCTGCTGCATCAGATTGTCTTTTTAATTCAGCTGCTGCTGCATCTAATTTTCTTTGAGCTTCTTCAGCTTCATCTTTTAATCTTTGAGCTTCTTGAGTTTTAAGTAATTCTGCTGCTGCATCAATCGCTTTATTGTTTGTTTCTACGATAGCATCATAAGCAGGATCTACATCAACAGTAACAGTTCCTTCGGTCTTTACACCTACAATAAGTGCTAAATTTACTGAACCACCTATCGTAATTGGTTTACTATCTTTGTTCCAATCTGGAACTTGATAACCACCACCAATAGTTGCACCCACTTGTGCTCCTGCGGATACTGATGTGTTATTAGTTGCAGCAACCCCTAGTGCTTCATTTGTATAATATGTTTTCGTACCAACACCCGCCTTAGCTCCAGCTATTGCTCCACCTTCGAACCAACATCCATCAGTACCTACGTTAGCTTCACCACCCGCCCAAGCATAAAGTTCTGCATACGCATATAACTCAACTCCCGCTGCGTGTTGTCCATTTTCCATCTCTGCTTTTAAAGAAACTTCTGCTCTCAATTTTGCTTCAGCTACGGCTTCTATATAAAGATTACCATTTCGGTAACCAACACCATATTTTGCAGATGCGTTAGCTTCTGCTTTCATTAATGCCTCACCTCTTAGAACAGTACCATTTGGATCCGTCCACTCACCTTGAGCATTTACATAGATACCAGCACCTGCTCTGTATTCTCCATTCAGACTAGTGTCTGTGTTGTTTGTTCCACCTTCTGCATTAGCATCAGCTCCTGCTGCTACTGATGTATCTGTGATTTCAGTTCCAGCACTTGCGTTTGCAGATGCTCCTAGGTTTTCATCGCCTACTGTTTTGTTTACTTCTTCTGACATAATTTTATATAATATCTTTTGATTTAATTAATGTGTATGTGAATGAATTACCCCAAACATTTTTTGCTTTGTACATAATGTCCATAAATGTTTTAAAATCATCGCTAGATGCGATTACTTGACAACCAGCAGACCATTTATCTATTTGTTTTGATTTACCACTTACTGTTGCTCTATGTATGTTTATACCGTAGATACCTTCATTTACGTTTTCTTCTAATAAATCATATTCATTATCCATATTCTTATCTCTATAAACTTTAACAAGACCTTTTTGGCATAACGCATCGTATTTACCTTGATGTTTTCTGATGGTATGTGAACCTCTGTATTGACCTTCTTTTAGTATAGCGACACCAGATTTATTCATTATATTCTCAACCCAATATTTACCTGGATCGGTTGTACAATCAAATTCATAGTATTTCCACTCACCCTTTTCATCCTTAAAAGATACTGTGATCTTATCATCAAATTTATTGGTTACATTTTCATGTGTTTCTGAATTCCTAACTCCCACGATATTTACATCGTGGTTGGTTCCTGTGAACCATTTATGTCCTTTAGCTTTTACAGCTGTTTCTATTTGTTCTCTAGTATATCTCATTGTTTTTATTTTAGAAGTGTGTAGAACTCTTTAAAATGTGCGATACGGTCATCTAAACCGTTGTAACCACCGTTTACTCTTTTAGTGACCGATTTAACGGTATCTTCATTAGAGCCTAGGTCACAAGTTTTCCAAAGATTATTATGATCAAAAAACCATCCAGCTGATGCTAGTGGGTATTTAGTTGCAACCAAATCTGGGTTTTTTATAATATCGTCATCAACAAATTTATTAAATAATGCGTGGTTATCTTTACCTGTTAGCTGGATATAACCTTTTCCACGAAATTTAAATCCGTCCCCAGACGCTTCGTTACCATTACCCATTCTACTAGCGTAAACCCTATTTGCTATTTTTTCTGGTTTTCTTGCATATTCATCAGCTAAATTACCAGGGAAATATTTACCAAATACGCCTTTGAGTCCTTTTGATGAGTAGTTTAAGTTTTCGTATGCGACTTTAAAACCACCTGATTCATGACTGCATTGTGCTAAAAAGTGTGCTAATCTTAAAGATGTTGTTATATTAAACTTAATTGCCGCATCTGGAATTTGTGCTATAACTGAATCTGGTATATGACCTTTTAAAGCTTCTAACTTAAATTTAGAGTTTGCTGGTGTAGTTGTTGGTTTGTTTAAATTTTCGTTTAAACCCATTTTACCCCATGTTGTATCACCAACAATACCATCTTGTGTTAACCCATTTTCTTTTTGCCACGCTTTAACCAATTTCTCTGTAACTGGCCCAAAAGAACCATCTGGGTTAGTACCTAATTTTGTTTGGAGTTTTTTAACGTCTTCCCCTTTAGAACCTACTTTTAATAACATGTTGTTTGTATTTAGACATTTATTTTCTCGACCTTAAATATTCTAACGAAGTCTTTAATAGCCAATTGTTTAAGTTGGGCGAAATGTTTTGTTGCGTCCAATCTATTATTGTAATCACTTGTTTTTCCTATCGGTTCTTTATTAGAATCCATTTTGTTGTAAAAAATAATCATAAGCTTAAATATAAATATGTTGGTTTTTTGTTAAGTATATGCATATTTATATGAAAATGTATACATTATGAACGTAAATGAATATTTTAATGCTGATTTAGACGAATCGGTTAAAATGAAATTAAATGAATTAAAAGAAATTCAAGCTAAATTAGATGAGGCTTTAGAAATGTATAAAAATTCAATATCTGAATTAGAGGTTAGTAAAAGTAATCTGGTTCCAGAAATTATGTCAATATTTGATGGTCAGGTTGATCCAGGTAAAAAACTTAAATTAGATATAGATAACTTATTAGTTGAGGTTACACAGGAATCTGAGAGGTTAACAGCATCTTATAAAAATGCTTTTGAAATGGCCTTACAAAAAGTTAACCAAAATACCAGAGCTGTATTAGAACAAATTTTGCAGGATACTAAAGTTGTTGGTAAAGTTAAAGGTCAATTAAAAATTGATGGTGCTAAAGTTTATGAAGGTGCTGTTGTGGAATGGTTAGGTTCTGTTAAAAGTTGGTTAGGTAAAGCTTATGATAAGTTAACTAGTTTCTCAAATAAAGCTAGTGAAGGTGTGGATGAGATTGAGGCTATGATTAAAGACTTAGAAAATCAAAATGATGGTGAGATGGCGTCAAAAAATTATGATGACTTTGAATCTGGAGCTATTTATGAATCAGTTAATAGAATGAAAAGTATAATTAAATTTTAAACTAAATTAAAGAATTATGGCAGCAAAAAAAGCGGGTGCGTCAACTACTATGGTTGGTGACTCTAAGAAAAAAAGACCAGGTGTTCACGCTAAAACAAAAACAACAAAAAACAAAGGTGCCCAGAAATACAAAAAGCCTTATAGAGGTCAGGGTAAATAACTAAAGTATTAAAAAACAAAAACCACCTTTAAGGTGGTTTTTTTATTACATGTCATCGTATATCATGAAGTATAGTTCTTCCTTGGGTCTAGTCACAGCAACATAGTGTATGTTTCGACTTTCCTCATCAACTATACCATCATCAGTTATAAATGAATAATCTGTTAAATCATGTGTTAAACTACCGTAATCCAATAGCATTTGTGGGTCAGCTGAATTAACCACAATACACCTCGGAAACTCACGTCCTTTGCTTTTATGTATAGATGTGATAAATACTTCCGATTCAAGATTTGATTTTATAAAACCAACTAATTCATCTAAATCCATGTAGTATGGTAGCACTTCGTTAATTTTCTTTTTTAACGCATCTGTTAAGTCAGATTTAACAATTTTATCTAAGTCTGTTTTAGTTATATAGTTAAAATATCTCATTGGTATCCTTTTTTTAAGACACTTCTTTTCTATTTCTTTAATAACATTATTTGTTCTGATTAATACCGTTAAGGGGTTACCGTCCTTTAACATTTCAAATAACTGAGTATTGTTTATAAACTTATGGTCAACAAACCCATCTATCTCTGATTCAGCTATAGCTTTTAGTGAACTAAATTTGTTAGCGTTCTCTACAATTTTTTTATGTGATCTAAAATTCTTGGTTAATGTTAATTCAACAACTGTTTTCTTTTCCTTCAATAAAGATTCTATCATTAAGCAGTTGGCACCAGAAAAACCATATATCGATTGGTTTTTGTCACCGATTAGACAATATTGTTTAGCGTTTATAGCTGATAATATTTTCATTTGTAACGTTGATGTATCTTGATATTCATCAACAAAAACATAATCGTATAATCCGTTAAAGAAATCTTTATGTTCTTTACTTTTAGATAATTTTTCGGTATCTATTAACATATCAGAAAAGTCACGACTATTGGTTGTCTTTAAGAAAGTTACATAGTCATCGTAGTACGATGGTTTTGGTGATCTCACGCCATCATAGAATTGTAGTTTATATGAAGCGAACGCTGATGAAATACCAGAACCCTCCTCATAGAATTTTTCGATGGTCTTATAGTAGTCGTCCCTAGCTTTTCTTGAATCTTTAAAAGACGGTTTCTTTTTTTCACGATACCATGATATAAAGTCGTAGAAAGTTACGATTGGTTTAAATTTACCTAATTTACCTAATATACTACTCGTAAAACTATGTATTGTTGTTATCTTAACACCTTCACCGATTCTAGTTCTCAGTTCGTTGACCGCATCGTTAGTAAATGAAAAGAATATAATTCTTTCTGGGTCAACACCATTATCGAGTAATTGTTTTAATCTACCTACTGTTGAATGTGTTTTACCACTACCAGCTGTTGCTGATAATATAACGGATTCAGGTCCGTTAAACTCTATAAACTCAAGTTGTTCCTTAGTATATTTATTTCCCATGGGGACAAAATTAGGAATTTATTTGGTTTAAAGCAAACTTTTATTTAATTTTGTCCCCATGGGAATATTAAAATTTAACGAAGTGTTTGAAAAACACGAACATAAATTCAGTAAAATTGTGCTGAGTAGTGGTGATATACATAATTGTGTGTCTTACATTAATAATCTAATAAAACATGATTTAGGTGTTATTGAATTGGGAAAAAATAATGATAGGTATAAGGGTATCTTCTCGTTGGTTTGTCAGATAACAGCAATTTCAAATAGGATTGAGTACCCCATAATAGATTTTAATGATCTAGACACACCTATTATTGATCAATTTAGAAGGTACGCTGGTAAATGGGTTGATATAATTGTTTTCAATGATGGTGAGTTTCCTATATTTTACTACCCGATATATAAAAAATCAATTTTTATATGTAAAATAAGTGACACTGAATATACCATTTGTGGTTACGGTTCTAAGTCAGTGATTAATAGTTATTCACATAAATCTTTGGTTCAAAATCAAAATATTAGAGAAAATACTAGCATGATTGCTTTTTATGGTTTTGAGTATTTAAAACCAGTACCAAGTAATATATATGACTTTCAGAATTTAGTTGAATAACTATATATTTATATATAAATCATATTATGAGTAAAAAGATTTATAAGATAACGGAATCTCAAATGAGAAGTATCTTAGAAGATAAAAAAGTTTCTAAAAAAACTGATGGTACTAAGACTAAATATAAAATATCTGAATCTCAGTTAAAAAAAATATTTAATGAATTAGAAAAAACTAATCTAAAGGAATACGATAATTACAACTATCCTATGGGCGCTGATTCTGATCCTAATGCACCATGGAATGATGATGGTAATGCTAGACCTGGTGAAAGTGTACCAGGAGATTTTGCTGGTGTTGGTACCGATAATGATGAAATGCTTTTGATGAATAAATCAAATAAAGAATATTACTTCACTTATAAAGACTCAATTTACGATGGTAATGAAGATATATACGATATTCTACAAGATTATTTAGATGTTGAGCAAGAAGAATCTGAGGATGAGGATGGTAGATATTCATCGGCAGCTGACGATTGGAAGGATTACATAACAATGGGGGATCTTTTGTCCGCTTTATCTAGCTATATGAATTATATGACTAAAAAGGGTATGGACCTTAAGATTGGTGATTCAGAAGCTTTTGAGAATGGTGAGGCTTATTTTATGCGAGTTACACCAGAATCAATTGATTCGATGCATAGTGGTAAACTAAAATCGATGGTTAAATAAGATCCGATAAACTAATTTTATACCGATTGGGTATTTCTACATAGATGTGGGAGTACCCAATTTTTTTTGATGCAGCTATTCTGTGTCTACCATCAATAACACCAATTTTACCACTATCAACACCTAGTAAAGGCGCTTCAAAACAACCCTCATTTAAAGAATTACGCTGAATGTAATTAATAGAACTATCTATTCGAGAAATACTATTACTATTTTTAGTTGTAATGTCTATGAAATACTCAGGGTTATCTAACCTAAGACGATTCATTAACGTATTAATGTCAACTAGCATTAACTCGGTATCATCAGAGTACGTCTGGTGGTATTTTGTTAAATCAAGATATTTCATATAGCAAATATAACCCATTAGTTTATTAAAACAAAATTTTAACTATATTTAATTATATTTATAGTTAAATACAACATTATGATTGTTAGTAAAAAAGATATATTAGAGGTATTCCTATCTGAAAAAGTTGTTAGTCCTACTACAGTTAAACCCGAATTAACACTAGAAATTATACCAGAATTATTCTCTATATCCGAAGATTGTGATGAACCTAGTTTCTATTTGTCTAAGTCTGATGATAAATTTGGTAAACCAATGATGGAGAAAAATGGTGATTGTTATGGTGTTAAGGTTAACCCTAAATATAAAGATTTATTTTTTGTGTTTGAAGTTATAGATGAAATGTTTAACAATAAAGAGTTTGAGTCATTGGTTTCTGAATCAGATTTTGTTTGCGAAGAGTGTTTAGAAGTAAACATCGAAAAAAGACTTATAGAGAACTTAGATGTACTGTCTGATAGGATTGAATTATACGAAGATATTAGATATCATTTAGATAATAACATTTCTTTACTAGAGAACGTATACAGGCCTGGTAGTAATAAACACATTTCATTGATTAAAGAAGCTAGAGAAATGTGGGAAAGGGGTGACCTGTATTTAGATGGTGAACATAAATATTTATTTGAAAACACTGATCTAGGTACTTTTGGTGAATACGATGGTATAATGGTTCCGTTAGATTTACCTTTTACTGAGGATGATATAATTGAAGAGGCTAAGTATCAAGGTAAGGATGTTGATTTAAATAAACCTAAAAGAGGTGGTTCTAAAAAATTCTATGTTTACGTTAGAAAACCAGGTGGTGGTGTTAAAAAAGTTTCATTTGGTGATACAACTGGTTTATCAGTTAAATTAAATAACCCAAAAGCACGTAAATCATTTGCTGCTAGACACGATTGTGCTAATAAAAAAGATAGAACAAAAGCATCTTACTGGTCATGTAGATTACCTAGATACGCTAGTCTACTTGGTTTAAAATCTAAATTTGGTGGATTCTGGTAAACCGTATTCGGATATTGCGATATGCGATAATTGTGTTATAAGGGAATTTGGTGAAGATATTGATCCAATAGAACTTAAATGGCATAGGGATAATGAAGATCGTGTTGTTGAGGTTTTAAATAACACCGATTGGTTTTTTCAATATGACAATGAGTTACCAACCCCTTTAAAAGAAAATGTCTCACTAAAAATAGCGAGACATAATTGGCATAGGGTTATAAAAGGTACTGGTAAACTAAGGTTGAGGATAACTAAAAGTTAATTTGACATTTACCGTAAACATCTTCATAACCATCTTCATCATCTAACCAATTAATACTAGAGTCTGAACTACCGTAAAATATGAAGTTAGATGTTTTATCCATAAACGCATCTTCTTTACCAGGTGGTACGGTAATCTCAACCCCCTGTAAAGTAATTGGTTGGTTGGATAGTGTATCATTAATCGCACCCCGATGACTAAAAACATATAAAGGTTCATATTCAGCAAACATACTAAATAGTTTTATATTAATCGGCCTACCACACTTTATATCACTATTAAATGTGTAACATAATGCTTCAGCTAAAGACCTATTTGTTTTAAAGTTATGTAAGGATAATATCTCAGCTAACGGATTTTCGTAAATCATGTATTAAATAATTAATTTTTTCGTACAAATCGTCCAATGTACCATTATTTAACATACTGTAATTAACACCTTTTATCAAATCCATTTCTTTTTCTGATGCGTGTTCGTCACCAGTAACCAAACCTTCTCTTTGTACCGACAAAACATATCCACCTATTTCTAATATAGCATCAACCTCATGTTGAAACCTAACATCACAAATAACAACATCTAAATCTTTATTTTTTTGATACCACTGTTCAAATCTTTTAACCCAAAAACTTCTACCGAATACTTGTAATTCTGGTATATGTTTTGGTATATCGTACTGAAAAATTTCTGTACCCATTATTTGCAAGACTAATCTTGGTGTTATACCCCAGGTTGGGTCAACAACATCTTTAGAATCACCGAATACTTGTTCCTCAGTAAATCCGAATAACTCCATCGCACCTCGTTTAATTGGGTTAGCAAAGCTATACTTAGTAAAATTGTGGTTAGCTACAAGGTAATCACCTGTGGTGTCTTTACCAGATCTTTTTTTTCCTAAAACTCCTATTATCATCTTAAAACTATTTATACAAAAATAATAAAAAGATTGTTAAAAAACAAATCCCCTTTCGGGGATTTTTTGTTTATCTATTTAAAAATTCGTCTATAGTAGATTTTCGTATCCTTTTTAGGTAGTTTAAAGGTTGTTCCTGAATTGGTTCTTCAGGTGTTTCTACTTCAGTTTCAGCTTTTTCGGTATCTTCAGAATCTTTGTTTTCTAATTTACTTAACATATCAGCCATATCTTCTTCGGATATTTTAGTCATATCTATCGCTGATAATATAGAGTTAACCACGTATTTATAATCTTTTGATTCCAATTCTTCAGACCCACTTCTCATTTTTTGAGCTAATTTACCTGTTAATTTTTGAACACTTTTTAAGATTGGTTCGTCTGGGTTTTCTTCCTCACCAGTTTCAGTGGTATCGTCACTGGTCGTATCAATTACCATATCATCACCAGTTGTATCAATACCCATACCATCGACAGTTACATCAACTCCTGTATCTTCAGGTGTTTCTGTAGCAAAATCAGTTGCTAAGTCATCATCACCAGTTGTATCAACACCCATATCAGCTTCAATTTCATTATCGGTATTAACAGAAGAAGCTGATCCCGTATTATCAGAATCAGCCCCTTTAAGTTTTAATATGTAGCGTTCAGCTAGACTTTTTTTTTTAATACATCGATATTACCAACATGACCAACGTTTTCGTTGATTTGTTTAAACATCATATTTAAATGTTTAAGTGCGTCAGCATATGATCTATATGAATGTTCGTGAATATTTTGTACACCACTAACATACTCGTAACCGTTTTCACCTTTTACTTTTATATAAACGTGTTTTTCTTCTTGAACAATACCGTACTCTGTACCGTCAGAAGCTAAAGCTTCATGTAATACATTAGACTGGGTACCTGTTGTTGATACACTTTCGTTTATTGAATCTTTTTTAATCCCAGCTATTTCGAGAATTCTCGCTAATTTTTCTTCTGGGTTTCCTATTTTTTCTGAACCTACTGGTCTCATAATTTTTTCTTTGTTAAATAAATCTTATTCTTCTTATAAATATACTGATTTTATTAAAAAATCAATGTGTGTGGTTTTCTAAAGACAAAACATCATCTTTTACGTTGATACCTAAATCTGTTAATTTTTCCATATACCCAGATCTTCTTAAATACTTGAATACCAAATTCTCTGTACTATACTCACCTGTTGCCGTTAAACCACTTTTTCGGTAAGCCCTTATTTTCTCCTTAAGTTTTTTTATCTTAAGTATTTTAGCTTCAGCGTCACTTTCATTTTGTATGTCAGATAACTTCTTTATGAATTCTCTAACTTTCTTTATGATATCAGTTTTATTTACAGAACCCTTATCTTTACTAGGTTCTTTTCGCCATTTATTGTATAATACACTATAAATACCATCAGAGGCATCAAGTTCCTCTTTAACATCCTGTACATATAACTCAACATCAAAACCTTTAATTTTAATATCGTGTTTTATATTATATAACTCTTTTTTAGCAGTAAAGAATTCATCAACTAGTGATTCGTCATCATTTACAGCTTCTTTATCAATAACAATATGTAAATCAACGTCAGAATACTCAGACCAATTATAATTAGCTAAACTACCAACAAATAAAATATCTTCTATAGCAAAAGAGTCGATACCCAAACTATCCACAAAATCTTTAGATGTTTCGATTAATCTTTCTCTAACCTCTTTTTGTAATTTAATGGTTTTAAAGTCATCAGAATCAGCGTTTGTCCAAATGTCATTGAACAAGCTAGGTTTGACAGTAAAACTTTTTATAATATTGTCCATATACAATAAATATCTATGTTTTTAATTAAAATCAATTTAAATCAAATAATCTTCAGCGAATTCTGTGGCTATTTGATGTTCGTCAGTTTTCTCAATCCAACCTGTGATAATGTATTTAGACTGGTTATTTAACGGTGGGTTTCCACGATGTTTATGTGTCCATAAAGCTGGTGCTATAACTAATTTACCAGCTTCTGGTTTAACTTTTTGTTGGTTAAATTTAAATTCAGTCTCTCCACCCTCAAGTACATCGTTTAAGTAGTATATAAAAAATAACTCTCTTTTTGCTGTACTACCCCCTTCATTTTCATGATGCCAAGCATAATAACCCTGATCATCTATGTATCTTTGCATCTGCATATGTGGTGTGCCGTTGTTACCTGCAATATAGCACGATTGTGCTGTCCTTATTACAGCTGCTTTGGACTTGAAGTCACCGTTTATTGTCATAAAAGGGTTATTTTCAATATATTCAACCAAACATCCTAATAGATTTTCTCTTAAGTAATCGTATATATAAACCCAGTTTGGTTGGTCTAGGTTAAGATGTACCATTAAATCTGTTGACGACTTAACAGCCTTGTTAACACCAGCACCACTAATACCCTCTAGTTGACTATTTGAGGTCTCAAATTCATTTATTATAAACTCACACATTTCTTTTGGTAGAGTTTTTTCGTAAATTCTAACTAAATTATCCATTATAATGTTTTGCTATAAATCATATTAAAATTATCAATCTTATCATTCAATCTAAGTGGTTTAATTCTGGTATCAGTAAAATCACATAATTCAGAACCTTTAAAAAATACATACAGGTTTATATTGAGTCTGCTAATTAATTCGTTTGAGTAATTTTTAATCCTTTTAACGAATTCACCCAATTCATTACCATCATTATTAAATATAATCATTATATCTTTATCATTAACCGTGTTATTGTAAGTGTTAACTAAATTACCCTCATCCCAGAACTCTATAACCCAGTCACCAATACCATCCATTGGTATACCAGCCCACGTACCACTATTTAGGTAAAACTCGTGTACTAATTCGTTATTATAATACCACAGGACATTATAACTCTTATCACCCCTTATAGACACCTTTGCCATATCGTTGAATGTTATGTTGGCGCTAGAATCTTTTGTTACATCAATAAACATGTTTTATAGTTTTTTGAAAGTGTAATTTTTAGCAATTTTACTATTAAAGTACTTACCCTGGCTTTCCGCTAAATTAAATTCAGCAAAAACATCATGAGGTACTCCATCATACTCATAAATAGAACCTGTGTTAAATGTTATTTGCAATTTTTTATTTGGTATATTGTATTTACCTTGTTTGATATTTGAGCTCTCGTACTCAACTACAACATTCTCACCTATATAATCCTTACTTTTCACTGACATAACTATAATCAACTTTAATCGTTTTATTTATTTTTACAAATGTTTTGACTTCATTTAAATCAAATATATTTGTTGTTGTTACCAACAGGTGATCATTATTATCTGATTCAACAGTACTTTTTACGGTAATTGTTAAATAATTACCAGATACCACTGCGATAGACCCATCAGGAAATTCTTTGAATTTTCCGTTATTAAAGTAAATTGTTATCTTTTCCATATATATTTATTTATGAATAAAGTTATAATATATTTTGTAATTGTAAAGTATAACACTACCTTTGTTTAAATATTCAAATTAAATATGAAAGATAGAATGACAAATGAGTTGAGAACCGCTTTTACAAAGGGTCAGTCAATTGCTTTGAGATATGACGATTCAATGCTTAGATTGCAACATGTTATTTACGGGGTATTAACAACTGAGAATCTAGTATGCGAAGTTGTTAAAAATAAAGTGGTTGACTTTGATGTGTTGTTCGTAAATCCTAACTAAATTATCCATTATAATGTTTTACTATAAATCATATTAAAATTATCAATCTTATCATTCAACCTAAGTGGTTTAATTCTGGTATCAGTAAAATCACATAATTCAGAACCTTTAAAAAATACATACAGGTTTATATTGAGTCTGCTAATTAATTCGTTTGAGTAATTTTTAATCCTTTTAACGAATTCACCCAATTCATTACCATCATTATTAAATATAATCATTATATCTTTATCATTAACCGTGTTATTGTAAGTGTTAACTAAATTACCCTCATCCCAGAACTCTATAACCCAGTCACCAATACCATCCATTGGTATACCAGCCCACGTACCACTATTTAGGTAAAACTCGTGTACTAATTCGTTATTATAATACCACAGGACATTATAACTCTTATCACCCCTTATAGACACCTTTGCCATATCGTTGAATGTTATGTTGGCGCTAGAATCTTTTGTTACATCAATAAACATGTTTTATAGTTTTTTGAAAGTGTAATTTTTAGCAATTTTACTATTAAAGTACTTACCCTGGCTTTCCGCTAAATTAAATTCAGCAAAAACATCATGAGGTACTCCATCATACTCATAAATAGAACCTGTGTTAAATGTTATTTGCAATTTTTTATTTGGTATATTGTATTTACCTTGTTTGATATTTGAGCTCTCGTACTCAACTACAACATTCTCACCTATATAATCCTTACTTTTCACTGACATAACTATAATCAACTTTAATCGTTTTATTTATTTTTACAAATGTTTTGACTTCATTTAAATCAAATATATTTGTTGTTGTTACCAACAGGTGATCATTATTATCTGATTCAACAGTACTTTTTACGGTAATTGTTAAATAATTACCAGATACCACTGCGATAGACCCATCAGGAAATTCTTTGAATTTTCCGTTATTAAAGTAAATTGTTATCTTTTCCATATATATTTATTTATGAATAAAGTTATAATATATTTTGTAATTGTAAAGTATAACACTACCTTTGTTTAAATATTCAAATTAAATATGAAAGATAGAATGACAAATGAGTTGAGAACCGCTTTTACAAAGGGTCAGTCAATTGCTTTGAGATATGACGATTCAATGCTTAGATTGCAACATGTTATTTACGGGGTATTAACAACTGAGAATCTAGTATGCGAAGTTGTTAAAAATAAAGTAGTTGACTTTGATGTGTTAGTTAATGATTTAAATAATCTAAGTAGACGAACATCAGATACACTTAATGATGGTGCGAGTGCTATACTTCCATTTGAACCAGGTTTGCAGATAACTATAAAAGAATGTATAAAGAGAAAAAAGATTAGTGAATACATAACAGCTGAATTATTCTTTATGGTATCTATGGAAAGCGATGAAGCTTTTGTTAAGATATTTAAAGATTTCGGGTTAACAAAAACATTTATATCAAGAAAAATTAAACAATTAACATCATCAAAAAATATGGATACACCATCAAACGAAAATGAATTACCTAGACCTAGGAGGTCACAAGAGATCCCTAATAAGGGTGGTAAAAATAAGACCCCTATGTTAGATAGCTTTGGTCGTGACTTAACTGCGTTAGCTTTAGAAGATATTTTAGACCCAGTTATTGGGAGGTCTGAAGAGGTTGAGAGGGTTTGTCAGATATTAACACGTAGAAAAAAGAATAACCCTATCCTTATTGGTGATCCAGGTGTTGGTAAAACAGCTATTGCTGAAGGGTTGGCCATCAAAATAGCGACTGGTGACTGCCCTAGACCTTTGATCGGTAAACGTGTTATTACTTTAGATATGACGTCTTTAGTTGCTGGTACAAAATATCGTGGACAGTTTGAGGAGAGGATTAAAGCTATTATAGATGAAGCTAAAGAAAATCCAGATGTAATTTTATTTATAGATGAGATTCACACTATTGTCGGTGCTGGTAATTCTTCTGGTTCATTAGATGCTGCAAACGTATTTAAACCAGCTTTAGCTAGAGGTGAACTTCAATGTATAGGTGCTACTACTTTAGACGAGTATCGTGAAAATATTGAAAAGGATGGTGCATTAGATAGGAGATTCCAGAAAGTTATGGTGAACCCACCATCGCTAAGTGAGACTAAAGAAATATTAATGAATATTAAGTCTAAGTATGAGGATTTCCATAAAACAACGTATTCAGAAGAAGCTATTGATGAAATCATTTCATTATCCGACAGGTATATAACTAATAGGGAGTTTCCTGATAAAGCTATCGATATCATGGATGAGGTTGGTTCTAGAACTCAGGTATCTATAAAAGCTCCACAAAATATTAAAGATTTAGAACAAGAACTAAAATTAGTTAAAGAAGAGAAGTCTAGAGTTGTAAGGACTCAGAACTTTGAGATGGCAGCTAGTTTGAGGGATTCAGAGAAAAAAATATTAACAGATTTGGAAAAAGAGAATGTTGCGTGGAGATTATCTGTTAATGAGTGTAGGTCAGTTATCACACCAGATATGATATCAGAAGTTGTTTCAATGATGACTGGTATTCCTGTTAGTAGGGTTACTGAAAGTGATTTAGAAAAGTTATTAAATATGACTGAGACCTTATCTGATTGTGTTATCGGTCAACGTGATGCTATTGAAAAAGTTGTTTCTTCAATAAAAAGAAATAAAACTGGTTTTAGGAAACAATCTAAACCTATTGGTTCTTTTCTTTTTATTGGACCAACTGGTGTTGGTAAGACTGAGTTAGCTAAAGCTTTAGCTGAAAATGTTTTTGGTTCAAAAGATTCGATAATCAGATTGGACATGTCTGAATACTCTGAAAAATTTAATATCAGTAAGATTATAGGTGCGCCTCCAGGATATGTTGGTTATAATGAGGGTGGTCAATTAACTGAAAAAGTTAAAAATAACCCGTACTCATTAATTCTTTTTGATGAAATTGAAAAGGCTCATCCAGATATTTTTAATGTGATGTTACAGTTGCTAGATGAGGGGTTTTTAACAGATGCTAATGGTCGTAAAATTAATTTTAAAAATACCGTTATTATAATGACATCTAACATTGGGTTGAAGGAAGTTCAGGATTTTGGTTCAAAGATTGGTTTTAGTGACTCAGAATCCGATGAAATTAATTCTAAAGAAATAATTGAGAAAAATATGAAGAAGACGTTTAAACCTGAATTTATTAATCGTCTAGATGAGATTATTCATTTTAATTACTTATCCGAAGATAATATTGGTAAAATAATAGATCTACAATTAAATGAATTTTCAGATAGATTAAGTGAAAATGGTTTTTCTTTTAAAATAGATAAAAAATCCAAGGAATTTATACTAAAAGTTGGTTATGATAAAACATATGGAGCTAGAGAAATTCAGCGCACAATACGTAAACTAATTGAAGATCCTATATCAGATGAAATGCTTATTAAGTATATGCCTAAGTCTGGTGGTATAAACGTAACAATGAATACTAAGTTAGATAAACTAAAGATTGTGATTAAAATTTAGTTTTTTTTAAATTTAGGGTACCTTATTACTCTTTTGCACTATTTATACATATACTTTAAATTATATAAATAAATGGCGACAGTAACAATCTACCTTAGACAAAATTTAGGTCGAGCACTATCTTATACTGAGTTAGATGCTAATTTTCAAAATATTAAAACGGCTGTAGAGGGATTGGGTATATCCGACCTCAATGACATCGTGGTCTTAAATCCTCAAAATGGGGATTTATTGGCTTATAATAGTGTTACTGGAGACTTTGAAAATACAAGAGATGTATCTATAGATACCATTTCTGCTTCAAGTTTATCACAAAATAATAACCCTACTCATTTTGTTTCATATGACAATTCTACGGGTAACTTTGAGTTTTCTGAAGTAGTTTCTGGAACTAGTGGTACGGCTGGTAGTTCTGGTCAAAGCGGTGTTTCTGGATCTTCAGGTTCATCTGGTACAGCTGGTACAACAGGTGTAGCGGGTATTAATAGAGTTTCAGCTATTTCTGGTACCTCAGGATCTACTGGATCTTCGGGAACAAATGGTACTACTGGTGTAGCTGGAAATAGTGGTGCTTCAGCACTTTCTGGATCTTCTGGGTCAACTGGGTCTTCAGGAACAAATGGTACTGCTGGTAATAAAGGTACATCTAATCTTTCAGGAACCTCTGGTTCTACAGGTTCTTCGGGGACAAACGGAACCGCAGGTATAACTGGAAATAGCGGTTTAAGTGCATTAAGTGGTTCTTCAGGATCTTCAGGGTCTAATGGTACTGCTGGTGTAGCTGGTAATAGTGGTTTATCCGCACTAAGTGGATCTACTGGATCTTCAGGAACAAATGGAACAGATGGTATAGCTGGTAATAGTGGTGCTTCAGCACTTTCTGGTTCAACGGGTACTTCTGGTACTAATGGTACAGCTGGTGTAGCTGGTAATAATGGTTTGAGTTCAAATTCAGGTTCAACTGGAACCTCGGGAACGAATGGTACGGCTGGTGTAATAGGAAACAGCGGTTTATCCGCACTAAGTGGTTCATCAGGATCTACGGGTTCTTCAGGTACTAACGGTACAGCAGGTGTAGTTGGAGCTAGTAGTCTTTCAGCTATTTCTGGTACTTCGGGATCCACAGGTTCATCAGGTACAAACGGTACCGCAGGTGTAGCTGGTAATAGTGGTTTAAGTGCTAATTCAGGAACCTCAGGTTCAACTGGAACTAATGGTACAATCGGTGTTGTTGGTAATAAAGGTACATCTAATCTTTCAGGAACATCGGGTTCATCAGGATCTGATGGTACAGCTGGTAATGCGGGTGCTAATAGTTTGAGTAATATATCAGGAACTTCAGGTTCTACTGGTACAGCTGGTACTGCTGGTGTAGCTGGAGCTAATAGACTTTCAGCTATTTCTGGTACTTCGGGATCCACAGGTTCATCAGGTACAAACGGTACCGCAGGTGTAGCTGGTAATAGTGGTTTATCTAGATTAAGCGGGTCTTCAGGATCTTCAGGTACTAATGGTACAAATGGTGATACTGGTATTATAGGTGCTTCAGCACTAAGCGGTTCATCGGGATCAACAGGATCTTCAGGAACAAACGGTACGGCTGGTGTAGCTGGTAATAGCCCTTTAAGTGCAACGTCAGGTACAGCTGGATCCACAGGTACCGCAGGTACAGCAGGTGTTGCTGGAAATAGTGGTTTAAGTGCTAATTCAGGAACTTCAGGTTCGTCAGGAACTAATGGTACGGCTGGTAATGCAGGTGTTAATAGTTTAAGTAATATATCAGGAACTTCAGGTTCTACTGGTACAGCTGGTACGGTTGGTGTAGCTGGAGCTAATAGAGTTTCAGCAGTTTCAGGAACCTCTGGTTCTACTGGATCTTCAGGTACTAATGGTACAGCAGGTATTAAAGGTATTTCTAATTTATCTGGTACAGCTGGTTCGTCTGGTTCGTCTGGAACTAGCGGTGTTAGTGGTGCTGCAATTAATGATATTTGGGATTGGAATAGTCCATTAGCTAATGGGGTTGTTAATAGTTTCAATAATAACATAGATTCATCAAGTCAATATTTTAATCTTGCTTATGTTTCACTTAATTCTATAGATTATACATCAATTATCCAATCATTACCGATAGGTACGAATATTACGGTAACTGGTTCGGGTGGTACGACATATTATGTAACAACTCAAGTACCATTACCGCAAGCGACATGGACAGAAGTAGTTGTTAGTTACGTTTCTGGTGCACAATGGACACCAACTAACGGTGACGATATAACATTCCAATTATCTATTAATACTAATGGTTCTTCAGGTAGTGCTGGTACTGCTGGTACTTCAGGAACCAACGGTTCTTCAGGTATTTCTAGTACTAGTGGTTTATCTACATTAAGTGGTTTATCTGGTTCGTCAGGTACTAATGGTACTACTGGTTTAGTCGGTACTAATGGTGCTAGTAGATTAAGTGGAACATCTGGTTCGTCAGGAACTAATGGTACTAATGGTGCTACTGGTATTATAGGTGCTTCAGCACTAAGCGGTTCTTCAGGTAGCTCTGGAACAAGAGGAACGTCAGGTGGCTCAGGTACTTCGGGATCCACAGGTTCTTCAGGAACAAATGGTACAGTAGGTGTAAACGGAAATAATGGTTTAAGTGCATTAAGTGGTACCTCAGGATCTTCTGGATCTAATGGTAGTCTTGGTGTTGCTGGTATTATAGGTGCCTCAGGCCCTTCAGGTTCATCAGGGTCTACTGGGACAAACGGTACGTCAGGTAACGCTGGGAATAAAGGTCTTTCAGCTCTTTCTGGTACTTCAGGATCAACAGGTTCTTCGGGAACAAATGGTACTGCTGGTGTAGCTGGTAATAGCGGTTTATCTGCACTAAGTGGTTCTTCAGGTTCGGCTGGAACTAATGGTACAAATGGTGATACTGGTATTATAGGTGCTTCAGCACTAAGCGGTTCTTCAGGATCTACTGGAACAAATGGTACATCAGGTAACGCTGGGAATAAAGGTGTTTCAGCACTAAGTGGTACCTCAGGATCAACAGGTTCTTCGGGAACAAATGGTACTGCTGGTGTAGCAGGTAATAGTGGTTTATCTAGATTATCAGGGTCTTCAGGGTCTACTGGGACAAACGGTACGTCAGGTAATAATGGTGTTAGTGGATTATCTAGATTGAGTGGATCAAATGGTACATCAGGTACTAACGGTGTTAACGGTGTAGTTGGTAATAGTGGTTTATCTGCATTAAGTGGGTCAACTGGTTCGTCAGGAACTAGTGGTACAGCTGGTGTTGCTGGTGCTAATAGATTGTCCGCATTAAGTGGTACATCTGGTTCATCAGGTTCAACTGGTTCATCTGGAACAAATGGTAATAATGGTGTAGCTGGTAACAGTGGATTATCCGCACTAAGTGGATCAAACGGTACAGCAGGTACTAACGGTGTTAACGGTGTAGCTGGAAACAGTGGTGCTTCTGCACTAAGTGGATCAACAGGTACTTCTGGATCTAATGGTAATAACGGTGTAGCTGGACTTAATAGAGTTTCGGCTGTTTCGGGTACTTCTGGGTCATCTGGTTCTAACGGTACTAATGGTGTGGTTGGTACAAATAGAGTATCAGCACTAAGTGGAACTTCAGGCTCAACTGGTTCATCAGGTACGAATGGTACGGCTGGTGTTAATGGTAATAGTGGTTTATCTAGATTATCAGGGTCTTCAGGGTCTACTGGTACTAATGGTACAAATGGAGAAACTGGTATTATAGGTGCTTCAGCACTTTCTGGATCTTCAGGATCTACTGGTACTAATGGTACTACTGGTTTAGTCGGTGCTAATGGTGCTAGTAGATTAAGTGGAACATCTGGTTCGTCAGGAACTAATGGTGCTAATGGTACTACTGGTTCTAATGGTACAAACGGTGTTAGTGGTGTAGCTGGTACTAATGGTAGATCTAATGCGTCAGGTTCATCAGGTACAGCTGGTTCGAACGGTACTTCTGGTGCTACTGGTAATTCAGGTGGTTCTGGTACTTCACGTACATCTGGTACTTCAGGTACAAATGGTATATCAGGTACAAATGGTATATCAGGTAATGTTGGTACTTCAGGTACTTATGTGACAATTAGTGCAGGAACTGGATTGACTGGTGGTGGTGTATTAAATACTAACAGAACTTTAGATTTAAATATTGTCTCTACTAATCCGTCTGAGTTGGTTTATTGGGATGGTTCTCAATTCACAGAATTTGGTCAGCCATTCCAAGCAAGCGCAAATGGGTTAGATGGTGGTGGTTTTATTGATATCCAAAACTTAAACATATTATCAGCTAATAATAAATTCTTTGATATACCTCACCCAACAAAAGGTGATCCGTATAGATTACAATATGCTGTATTAGAGGGGCCAGAAAATGGTGTTTATGTAAGAGGTACCGCTAAAGATAAAACAATTAAACTACCAGATTATTGGGTTGATTTAGTTTATGCTGATTCAATTACAGTACAATTAACACCGATAGGTAGTGCGTGTACACATTATGTTGTAAGTATAATTAATAATGAAGTGAATATCGATTGCGAATGTGGTGAGGTAAACGCTTATTATACTATAACAGCTGAAAGAAAAGGTAATGCACCTAAATTAGAATACATTAAAGAATAAAAAATTATATTTATTATAAAAACATAAAATGGCAAATACAGTAAAAATTATACCAGCGCAAGGTAGTTTAAGCTTCGTGTACACATCGGGTGTCACAACTAATAATATTGAACTAAAATACGGGAGTGATGGTATCCTAGGTTTTTATGAAGGGGTTACATTATTGATGGCAATTAATGGTAGTAACGTTGATATAAAAACAGAGCTTAATATCCCTGTAGTAACATCTGTACCAGTAAATGCTAAAATTGGTTCGGTATACTTTAATAGTAGTAAAAATGCTATAGAGTATAGGGGTAATTCTGGTAATTCTGAAACTATTAGAATTAGTAATAATGCTGACAATAGAATTATTACAGCTACTGGTAGTGCGTCTACGATTAACGGTGAAAATAACTTAACATTCGATGGTACTAATTTTCAAGTAACAGGTAATGCTAAAGTAACTGGTAATGTTAATTTAACTGGTTTAGCTACAGATAATAATTTACCACAATATTTGGTTTATAATTCAAGTACAGGTAAAGTAGCAACAAGAACAATTGCTGATGGTACATCTGGATCGGCTGGTCATGGTGGGACTTCAGGTCCTTCAGGGACATCTGGTTCTTCTGGCTCTTCTGGTTCAGTTGGTAATGCAGGTAATAAAGGTGTTTCGGCATTAAGTGGTACCTCTGGTTCTACTGGTACATCAGGTTCTAATGGTAATAACGGAATAAACGGTTTATCTAAAGTTAGTGGGTTATCAGGTTCTACTGGATCTAATGGTACAAATGGTGTTAACGGTGTTGCTGGAAACAATGGTGTTTCAGCACTTTCTGGTTCTACTGGTTCGTCAGGATCTAATGGTGTTAACGGTGTAGTTGGTAATAGTGGTGCTTCAGCACTAAGTGGTACATCAGGTTCAAATGGTTCTAACGGTAATAACGGTGTGGCTGGTATTAAAGGTACTTCTAATGTATCAGGTACTTCTGGTTCAACTGGATCTAATGGGACATCAGGTAATGCTGGTGTAGGTGGTAATAGTGGTGCTTCAGCACTTTCTGGTTCTACTGGTACATCAGGTTCTAATGGTAATAACGGTGTAGCTGGACTTAACAGAGTAAGTGGATTATCAGGATCTACTGGATCTTCGGGAACAAATGGTACTGCTGGTGTAGCTGGAAACAGCGGTGCTTCAGCCCTTTCTGGATCTTCAGGTTCAACTGGTACTAATGGTTCTTCAGGTAATACTGGTGCTAATGGTATTAGTAGGGTTAGTGGTATTTCAGGTTCATCAGGATCAACTGGTACAGCAGGTTCACAAGGTGATGATAGAACAAGTCGACCTTCAGGATCAAGTGGTTCAAGTGGTTCAACAGGAACAGCAGGTACACAAGGTGATGATAGAGCAAGTAAATCTTCAGGTACTTCAGGTTCATCAGGTTCTACTGGTACTTCAGGCGACAATGGCGCTGCTGGTCTTAGTAGAGTAAGTGGTGTTTCAGGTTCGACTGGTACGAATGGATCTAACGGTGTGGCAGGTAACTCAGGTAATTCTGGTTTATCAGGTACTTCAGGTTCAAATGGATCAAGCGGTAATAATGGAGTTGCTGGTGCTAATAGGGTTTCAGCGCTTTCTGGATCTTCTGGTTCATCAGGTACAGCTGGTACGGCTGGTGCTACTGGTGCTAATGGTGTTAGTAGAGCTAGTGGTATTTCAGGTTCAACTGGATCTAATGGTACAAATGGCGTTGCAGGTAACTCAGGTAATTCTGGTTTATCAGGTACTTCAGGTTCAAATGGATCAAATGGTAATAATGGTGTAGCTGGAGCTAATAGAGTTTCTGCACTAAGTGGTACTTCAGGTTCATCAGGTTCTACTGGTACTTCAGGTAACAATGGTGCTGCTGGTCTTAGTAGAGTAAGTGGTGTTTCAGGTACTTCAGGGTCTAATGGATCTAATGGTAATAATGGTGGTAACGGTCTTAATAGAGTAAGTGGTGTTTCAGGTTCGACTGGTACGAATGGATCTAACGGTGTTAATGGTAATAACGGAAATTCTGGTTTATCAGGTACTTCAGGGTCTAATGGATCTAATGGTGCTACTGGCGCTAATGGTGTTAGTAGAGTTAGTGGTGTTTCAGGTTCATCAGGTTCTAATGGATCTAATGGTAATAATGGTAATAACGGAAATTCTGGTTTATCGGGTACTTCAGGGTCAACTGGATCTTCAGGTAATAATGGTGGTAACGGTCTTAATAGAGTAAGTGGTGTTTCAGGT